CGCGTTGCCGCGCGATATTGGCGGCGGCAATGTCGATGCTGGGTTCGAGGCGGAGATTTCTCAGGAAGTCGCGCGCCGTTCGGGCCGCACCTTTCAGGGCATCGCCGTTCCCGATCAGGCTTTCCTGGCCGAACGCCGCACCTTGCTGGCCGGTTCGACTGCGGCTGACCTTGTTCCGTCTGTTCACCGGCCTGACTTGTTTATCGACCGCCTGCGTTCCGCCCTTGTGACCGGCACGCTGGGCGCGACGGTACTTGATGGTCTTGTCGGCACGGTGGACATTCCGCGCCAGACCGGCAGTTCCTCGGCTCAGTGGGTTGCGGAAGATGGTTCGCTTACCGAAGACGATGCGTCGTTCGATGATGTGACGCTTTCGCCGAAAAGCGTGGGCGCGATGACGAGCTACAGCCGCCGTACGCTGCTCAATTCCTCGCCCTCCATCGAACAGATCGTGCGTAACGATCTGGCTTCGGTGATCGCCAACGCGATTGACGAAAAAGCGATGCTGGGCGATGGCACGAGCAACACCCCCAAAGGTATCGTGCATGTCTCCGGTGTCGGTTCTGTCACCCTGAGCGGTGGCGCGACCTGGGAAAGCATCCTTGAGTTCATCGCCAACGTGCAGGGCGCCGATGCGGCTATGGGTTCGCTGGGCTGGGCATTGAACGCCTGGGCGGTCAAGCGGCTTCGCGCTGTTCCCAAGGATGATGGCGTTGTGTCGAGCGGCTTCCTCATGGATCAGCCCGGCCAGCTTGCGGGATATACGGCAGCCGTTACCTCCGCGCTTCCCGGCGATCCGAACAGCAGCCCCGCAACTGACGCCACGCTGATTTTCGGCGACTGGTCGAGCCTGCTTATCGGTTATTGGTCCGGCATTGATCTTTTGATAAATCCTTTTGAAACGACCGCTTATGCGAAGGGCCGCGTCCTGGTGCGTGCCATGCGGGACGTTGATGTTCAGGTGCGTCACCCGGAGAGCTTTGCCTTCGCCGATGATATGCCGGTGACGGCGGCCAGCGGGAGCTAATCTTGAGCGCCGCTCTGGAACGGCGTGCTGCAATCGAACTGCGAGCCGGAGGCGGTAAAACGCCCCGGCTTGTCGGCTACGCCGCTGTATTCGATAGCCCGTCCCAAGACCTGGGCGGCTTCACGGAAACCATCAAGCCCGGTGCGTTCACGCGCACTCTGGCGTCGAGCCGTGATCCCCTCGCCCTGGTGCAGCACATGCCGCAGCTAGTTCTGGGCCGTCGCTCCGCAGGCACCTTGCGCCTATCGCAAGACACGCGCGGGCTGGCGTTCGAGATTGACGTGCCCGATACCACCACGGCCCGCGATCTTCTGGTGAGCGTGGAACGTGGCGACGTGAACGGGGCCAGCTTTGCCTTTTCGACGCCCAAGGGTGGGGACGCATGGCATGTTCGCGGCGATCAGGTGATGCGCGAATTGCGCGACGTTGATCTGCACGAAATCACCATCACGGCAAATCCCGCGTACCTCGATACCACCGTGGCCCGCCGCGCGCTTACGCATATTGCCGGGAACCATCCCTTCCGGCTGGGCGCTGTGCGCCGCTTCCTGGAGACTTGCTGATGCAGCGTGATATTCTCCATATCGAAAGCCGCAGCGCCTCCCGGCCGAGTTCTTGGGACTTGCTCCGCACCGGCGGCGGTTTCGACACCGATGCGGGCGTTTCCGTTTCGCCGCATCTGGCGGAAAACTTGAGCGCGGTCTTTGCGGCTGTGCAGATTATTTCTGAATCGGTGGCGAGCCTCCCCCTGACGGTCTATCGCACCGAAAAAGATGGGAGGGTGCGATCCGCCGCGCCCTCCCATCCAGTTTCCCGATTGTTCGCTGGCGACCCGAACGACTTGCAGACGGCGCCTGAGTTTATCGAAATGATGACCGCGCATTGCCTGTTGCGCGGCAATGCCTATGGGGAAATCATCCGCGATGCGAAGGGCCAGCCGGTTCAACTGATCCCGCTGCATCCAGATTGGGTGAGCGTGGTGACGTTCGCCAATTCCCGGCGCATCGCCTATGACGTTTCAGATCCCCGTGGTGGTACTCGCCGCTTGCTGCCGGAAGAAATGCTGCACCTCAAGGATCGCAGCGATGACGGCATTGTGGGCAAGTCGCGCCTGCATCGTGCTCGTGAGACGTTTGGCATTGTCATGGCGACCGAGAAATTCGCCGGGAGCACGTTCCGCAATGGCGCGGCGCTTTCCGGTGTGCTTTCGCATCCCGATCAGATTGGCGAGGAAGCCGGGAAGAATCTGCGCGCCAGCTTTGAAAGCATCTACAAGGGCGCTGGTAATGCGGGCCGCATCGCCATCCTTGAGGAAGGCTTGAAGTGGCAGGCGATCAGCGTGAGCGCCGAAGACGCGCAAATGCTGGAATCGCGGCGCTTCGGCGTCGAGGCCATTGCCCGCATCTTCCGCGTTCCATTGCCGGTGCTGGGCGATTTGACCAACGCGAATTATTCCAACGTGGTCGAGATGAACCGCATGTTCTTCGGCCATTGCTTGCAGCCCTGGCTGGTGCGGTGGGAAAAACTGATTCAGCGCAGCCTTTTCAGCGAAGCGGGCCGCGCCTCTTATGAGGTCGAGTTCGACGCCGACTTGCTGTTGCGCGGTGACATGCTCACCCGCTTCCAGGCATATAGGATCGCGCGTGAAACCGGCGTTTATAACGCCAATGAATTGCGCGCCTTCGAGAAACAGAACCCGCGCACCGATCCCGGCGGCGATGAGTATTTCAGCCCCGCCAACATGCAATCGGAACAGACCGGACGCCCGAAGGCCGATGTCACGGGGGATGCGTAATGCTTATTCAGGTTGAAGCGCCGACCGTCGAGCCGGTCACGCTGGAACAGGCGAAGGCTCACCTCGCCATTGATGCGGATGACTTTGACGATTTGCTTTCCGGGTACATCGCATCCATCCGCGCCTATCTTGATGGCCGCGACGGCATCCTTGGCCGTGCGCTTATTGCCCAGACATGGGATTATAAGTTGCCCTGCTTTCCGTCTGTGATCGAGTTGCCCTTGCCGCCGCTGCAATCCGTCACGTCGATCACATATACCGATGCGAACGGCGACACGCAGACGCTTTCCCCCTCGGCTTATCAGGTATCGGGGATTGGTGGATCGCAGCGCGGTTGCATCGCCCCCGCCTATGGAACGCGCTGGCCGGTGACGCGCGACATGCCGGAAGCGGTCACGGTGCGTTTTGTGGCGGGCTATCCCGATGATGGCGGCTCCCCGCCCGATTTGGCCGCGAATGTGCCGCCCGCGATCAAGCAGGCCATCATGGAAATGGTGGCGGACTTGTGGGCGAACCGCGAAACCGTATCGCCGGATCAGACCTATGCGGTGGTCATGCCCGCGACCGCCAAGGCGCTCCTGGCCCCCTTTAAAGCCTGGCGGTTCACCTGATGTCTGGGGCGGCTGATTTTTGTCACCGCGTCCGCTTCGATCAGCAGGTGGAGGTCGAAGACCCCTACGGGGGCACGGTTAGCGGCTGGTCTGATCTGGGAACAGGCTCTTTCATTCGCACCGCCGCCGTCCAAATGCTCAGGGGCGGCGAAACCGTCATGGGCCAGCGGCTCACCGGCATCCAGCCCGCGGTCATCCGGGTGATTCGGGATAGCGACACCGCGACCGTGGATTCGTCCTGGCGGGCAGTCGAATTGTTGCCCGGCGGCTCAGAACGGCCCTACGCGCTCAAGAGCGTGGCCGACATGGAGGGAGAAAATAGAATAATTACAATGCTTTGTGAGGCAGGAGCGGCTGATTCTTAGCCACGCATAAGGGCAGTCAGTATTTCGTCCAACCCACGAATGGTCCAACCCGCGACCGCACCTCAGCGATCACTTCATCCCAGTGCGGCTTGTTCTCCTGGCCTTGAAGTTCGGCCCAGATTGCGCGGCATTTATCGGAAAGCGGCACGCCTTCCTCCGGTCTAATCCCGGCCGCATCCACCATGAGGGTGCAGCCTGCAGCTTTGAACCGCGCCAACCAATCGTCCGCCGTAGTGTACATGCCCGCCCCCATTGTGCCGGGACATTATGCCCGGTCCTGTCAATCATCACAAAATGTCCCAAACTAACGACTTGACCTTCTGGCCGTCCATAAGGCATAACAACCTTATGATGAGCCATAAGCATCGAAAATTCACGTTCGCCGAGGTGGCGGTCTGCGCCGACGTTCCGGTCGCAACCCTGCGGTCTTGGTTTCAGTCCGGCCATTTTGGCCTAGCCACTGAGGATGAATCAGCCCCCGCCGGTGGCACCAGGTTGCTTTCCTGGGAAACGACGATTGGCGTGGTTATCGCTTCGGAATTGATGCGGGCAGGGGTCAAGCCAAGGATCGCCGCTAGGGCGGGAATGACGTTCGCACACACGAATGGTGGTAATCCACAGCGCAAAGCCCCCTGCACCACCTATCAAGTTCCTAAGGCAGCCGTAGCGACAATGCTCTGTGTCGCTGGCGAGGAAATCCGCATCTTCCCGGTCAGTGGGGTAGATGGTTTCAAGGTGATTTCGGCGCTCGG